GCATTAAATCAACTGTCAATTAAAGGAGAATTTCCATGACAGATAGTATCAAACGCGGCCTTGTCGCCGTTGGTGTTATGACCGTATCCGGCGCAGCGATGGCCGCTCTTCCTACCCCCGCATCGGATGCTTTTACAACGATCAGCGGCAACGTGACCGACATTCTGGCTGCTATTTGGCCGATCGTTGCCAGCGTTGTTGGCGGTTTCATTCTGATCAAGCTGTTCAAGAAGGGTGCCAACACCGCGGTTTAATCCGGGGTGCTTGTCATGCGGAAAATTCTGCTTTTATGGGTCATCCTGCTCGTAGGATTTTCCGCGCCTTCTATTTCTTATGCCACTACAACTTATTACGCCCATTACCAGAACGGCGCGGCTTTCACTCAACCGGTGGATACTTTGGCACAGGCTCATGCCGATGCTGAGGCTCTTGTAATTGCGTCAAATTGGTGGGGTTCATGCATCACCATTTATAGTCGTTATGCGGCGGCGACTAATGGTTCTATCTCCTTTAGTGGCTGCGTTGGGGGTTCGGCAACTTGGTCAATTTATACCGAAGAAGTAACTTGTACCGCGCCGCAAGTTTGGTCAAATACCGCCCATGCTTGTGCTGCTCCTGAATCCCCTGTTGATCCCTGCGAATCCCGTTCTGGTGAGTCCGTTATCGGTCGTATGCCCATTCCCTCTGGGCCTGCTCCCCAGTCAATGAATTTTGAAGGCTGTTTTGCCAATATCTCCGGCGTCACTGATTGTTGGGAAATTGTCTCAACTGGTGAACAAGTCTGTGATTATGTGGGCACCCTTAATGGTGTTAGTGCTGTTGGCGGTGAGCCTGCTGCCACTCAGGGCGGCGGTTCTGCTGGTGCACCTTCTGGGTCTACTACAACAACCGCTCCATCAACCGATGTTTCTTGCCCGACTGGACTGACCTATGACCCGAACTACAACAATCTCGGCCCTGCTTGCGTCGATCTTGGCGAGCCAGGTAGCCCTAGCACAACAGAAACCCCCGGTACCGCCCCAACAGGCGACACAACGGCCTGCCCGGTCGGTTATGTTCTTGACGCCCAGGGCCGCTGTTCCGCTGACGCCCCATCAAATGGCTATAGCTGCCCGGAAGGGTATTCCCTTGAATCGGGCAAATGTGTGGCACCGCTCCCCGGAACTACTAATGCAGCAGCGGCAAATTATTCAGGCGAGACGGGCGCAATTGCGGGCGCGTGGAACTCCATAGCCGGCATGTTCAATAACATTGCCAGTAGTTCCGGCCCGTCTCATGGCTGGTCGCTTTCGCTGCCGTCAATGTTCCCAGTTGCGCCCGAGTGCGCCCCCTGGGGAATTCTTAATCAGACGATTGATCCGTGTCCCACGGCTAACAAAATCCGTCGTATTGCCGAATTCTGTCTTTACGTTCTGACGATCTTCGGACTCTTCCGTATCCTTTTTGGCCCCAGGCAAATTAGCCAATGAATCCGTTATCCGGTATCGGCTTAATCATCAGTTCGTATATCGGTGGGCGCACCGTTATTTTCACGGCGTTCGCTGCATCGTTCCTGCTCATTTTTACCGTCTTTGCGATGGCTGTTACCGCCCTCGTGCAATCAATTTACATGGTCGCCCCGCCTGAACTTTCTGCGGTGCTCGCGGTGGTTCCGACCAATATGCCCGTGTGTCTGTCAGCACTACAAACGGCGGTAATTGCGCGATGGCTCTACAACTACAAACTCACACTAATGATGACTCTCGCGCAGGGTTAAGTGTGTACCTTTTTGAGTCAGATCTCGCTCAGTTAATTGATGTTTTTGATCTCACATAAATTTGTACACGTCTGCGGGTTTTGTCTTTGGTGCCCTGTGTACTATTTCATTTTCCAGTGTTGCTAATTGTTTCCGTACGTACACTAAAACGCGTGATCTAGGTTAGTGCCCACTGGGGCGTTCTAATTCAAAAAATCGAGTAAAAAAATGGCCGACTTTCTGATCACTGGCAAAAAGGGCAATGGAAAATCGATTTATGCAGTTGGCGTTATTCGTGATGCTCTGGTGGCTGGCAAACGGGTTGCAACAAACCTTGATGTCTACTTGGAAAAGTTCGGAAACCCCCATTCACGCAAAACCATAACGCGCCTGCCTGATTGCGTTGACGTCAGTGATCTTGAGGCGATTGGCATCGGTAACGAAACCCCGGACGAAGAACTTAACGGCGTCATCATCCTGGACGAAGTGAGCAAGATATTCAACTCTCGCACATGGGGCGATAAGGCTAGACAGCCTCTCTTGGATTGGCTAGTTCATTCCAGAAAAAAGGGGTGGGACGTTTATATGATTGCCCAGGGGCCTGAGCAAATCGACAAGCAATTACGGACTTCCTTGCTTGAGTATTGGGTGACTGTGCGACGTACTGACAAGTGGCCTATACCTTTTATTACCCCTATTGCTAAAACTCTCCTAGGTGTCGAATTGCGCCTGCCAAAAATGCACATTGGCACTACGCGACATGGTTTCGATCAGCATGCCCTCAAGGTTGATCGCAAGTACTATAAGGGTGCGCCCCTTTATCCGTGTTATGACACCCGCCAGATTTTCCTAGACCGTGATCATCCCCAGGCGGTAGGGCTCCACACTGTTTTATCCCCCTGGTACACGACTGGACGATATCTACCGCCCAAACGTACTTTCCGCGAGTGGTTGCTCTATCAGTGGAACAAACCCGCGACGATTGATCTTCCCCGGCCCCCTGCGAAGCCCAAGCACCCCTTGGTGGCTCTCCTGGGCAAGTTGCCCCCTGATCAAGCCGCGAAGCATCACCGTCGCCTCGACTCCCTCGGCGCGTTCGATTTCGCTCCCTGCTGACCGGGGTTTTGTTTTGGGCTCTCACGGTTCCCCAGTGGCTATCGGTGACTTTTCAAAAGGAATGGCTTCATCTTTCCTTTTGAAATGTTGCCGATTGCCACACTCCTACCTCCAATGCGTTTTGCACATATCCCCCCCCCAAGGTTTTAAGGGGTTGGCTTTTCCCTATATAAAAAAAGTAGTGCACGGTAGTGGTGTGGGCGGTTTGTGGTCTGGTTTCCGTAGGAAAGCAGTCCACATACCGTCCATGCCCGGCGAAATAACCCCGGCGCAAGGCGGTGGAAAACCTGTTGATGAGGCTTTTTTCATCAACATGTTTTCCACGGCTGCCTTCAGGTTGCTTTTCCCTTTGCGCGCTGACGTAATTCTGTCCGGGGGGCGCGAAGCGCCCCCTAGACTTGAATTACGGACACTTACCAAACGAAGGCACCGCACAGTGCCTATTTACGGGCGTTCGTAAGGGTAGGGCGCTTCCTTTTTATCAACCCGCCGTGGCGGTTGCTTAACCGAAACCCAAAAGAAAACCCCCGCACAGCGCGAACTGTCGGGGGCGTGATCAGCTAACCAAGTCGAAGGGCCAAGCCAATGTATAAAACGATAGCACAACATCTAGCGCATGAGCAAGTTCGTGACAATCATCGCGCTGCAAACTCTGAATGGTGTGGCGAACACGTCTATAAAGCGACGGTGCGCCGTTTCGCCAGTGGCTGTGAAATCTCTATTCGTGATGTTCAGGCGGATCGCATTGACCACCCTGTATTGCCTGAAGTGCCTATTCACCTTCAGATACCCAAAGAGCGCACAGAAGAGGAACAAGCCGAGCGTGATGCTGAGAACATGTACCGGGCTGCTAAACGGGCTAAACAAGCCGTTCGTTGGCTGCTCAAGTCCATGCAAGCCGACCATTTGCTGACATTGACTACTCGCGCCGATATTGGCGATCTGAAGAAATTCCAGCGCATTTACCAAGAGTTTGTTCGCCTGGTACGCAAGCGCTATCCCAAGTGGCAATATGTCGCGGCCCATGAGCTGCAAGAGCGTGGCGCGATTCATTTGCACATTGGCATCAGGGGCAGGGGAGATGTGCACTGGCTTCGCCGTTGCTGGTGGATCGCTCTCGGGCACCGCGTAGAAATCGATTACAACGAAAAGGGCAAGCCTGTACTGCGCGCCCTGGTAAAAGATGGTCAATGGCGTTATGCGCGCCCTGAAGAGGTTCGCGGCAACATTGACCTACGCGGCCCCCAACGAAAGTTTTCACCGAATGGTGGCGCCAAGTGGAAAACCGATAAGTTGGCTGCCTATATGACCAAGTACATGGCGAAAAACTTTGACAAAGTATCTGGCGTTCGTCGCTACTGGCCCTCAAAAGCGATTGAGCGGCCTTTTGTCGAACAAATGTGGCTCATGGCTACTGAATGGCGCGATGCCGTTAGAGAGGCTCACGACATGGTTAAAGGGCGCTTCTGTTGCTCGTCCCTTCACATTTGGCACAGTCCAGACATGGCGCGAATGTGGTTTTCCGGTTCTGAGCCTGGTTGCCCATTCTGAATCACTAAAACTAGCGATTTATTGCCGTGGCATGATGCCGATAAAACATCATGCCCGAATGGTCTGGAAATCTCAGAAACCTCTACTGGCGGCTACGGGCTGAGCGTGTTCGCAATAGGCGTAGGAAATGGTATTACCTAATTGCGAGCGAAAAAAAAACGCCTGCTTGCCGCAGGCGTTCATTCGATAGAGCTTCACCTGGTAACGAGGGTCTTAGCTAACCCCCTGAACCAAAATTACATTAGGCGATTCGAAGCCCTGAAATCGGGGGCAAATATTGCGCGAATGGCTTCGCTAATTTTGCGTCTGCGAGTAGACATAATGTGAATTCCATCGGCACCCTTTTCTAGTCTCGGTGCTGCTTGGCTGTCACTCGCGTTCACAAATAATGTGAATGCACCCATTAGAACGATGGCCGCACGTTGCGCAAAAGGGGCGAGATAAGCTCGCTTCCTTTCGTCCTTCTCGGTAACGAGATCGGAGGCCGCTTGCACAGAGCGGTAATCAATTCCAAGAATATCTGCCAGGTGCATGCAGGCCGTCGTCGGTAGGCTTCGTCTGCCTGCTTTTGCATCTGTAAGGCTTTGCGCTGCTATTCCTACTCTCGCGCCTAGTTCTTTCATGCTGCCTGTTCGTTCGGCGGCTAGTTCGATCATTTCGCGCAATTCCATAAATATTTTCCTTTCGTCCTTGACATATAAAATTGTGTGGTCTATAAATCACATAGCTTTGTGTATTCACATTTCTGTGTTGATCGTACCACGAAAGGAAAACCCATGTTCATGCAGCGACAGCTAGAAATCGAGGGTAACGGCGTCAATTGCTTTGACTGCTTTGACGATTCCGGCAAGTACGTCGGTTCGGTTCATCTCCCTGAAAAGCCTTCACAGGCTCAACCAAAAAAACGCACTCCCTTTAATTACGAATACGGCACTGGTCGTACTGGCTCTGTTCGCGTTCGTGAAGAGTGGGCTTATTACCCCGGTTCGCATCATTCTCTTTCTGAGGATGTTGGTTGTCTTGATGCTCCGATTGGTCGTGTACCGGCTGGCTCTCACTCTGTCTTTGCATCCTTCGGCGAAGAAAAAATTTTTGTCACATGCCACTAATTACCCCCGGCAAGCCCGCTCCGGACTCAAGCGGGATTCATTGAAAGGTAAGCCATGAAAAACCAAGTCGAAATTCTCTCCATTGAAAAAAACGAAGGCGTGTCCAAAAAATCAGGACAAGCCTACAAAATCGTCAAGGCGCATTGCATTCTCTTCACCGACGAAGGTGATCGCCAAATCGGTATGTTGAACATTCCGCGCGGCATGGAAGAACCTGCCCCTGGTATGTACGATGCCATTTTCGGCATGGGTGTAGATTTCCAGACACGTGATATCGCCGGTCGCCTGAAAGAGCTTCGCCCCCATAACAAAGCGGCCCCCATGAACAAACCCGCTCCTGCGGATAAGGCGGCTGTCTAAATGCAAACCCCGCAGGCCGGATGGATCCCTGTGCATGTCGGTGATGCATACGCCCTGCGGCAATTCATCAAGCTAGTCGCCACCATGAACGATTGCCCCATAAATCAAGGCCAGCGCAAACGTGTCTTGGCCCTGCTTTATCGCATTGAGGGCGTTGAGGATTCCGCAGTGGATCAACAACCTCCTTTATCTGATATTTGGGGGCTTGCCAATTAATGGGCTACGCATTCGGCGGCAAGTGTCATCAGGACACTGCTACAGCTCTCGAAGCATTCAAGGTAGCCATGACTGATGGCAATTCATCAGGCATTAACACCTTCACTGCTGCTCCCACCATTAGCGGCACTGGCCTTGTTACCTGGTCAATTTCTAATCGTCCGCTCTCCACCACTACGGCAACAACGAGAACGGGCACAACTCAACTTCCTACCTGCGCTGAAAACATTGATCAGTGGGAAGTCTCCAGCGTTTTATGGGTGGTCGCTTTGTTCTTTGCGGCTGTCCACGGTTTCAGATCGGCATTCACGCCATGAGTAGTGGTGACATTGCGTTGTTTGCCGGTCAATTGGTTTCGGCTTGGTGCATAGGCTGGACTTCAGGCTATGTGTTAACGGTCTTTCGTAGGGCGATGGATCAAGTCGGATAAGCGCAGGCCGGCCCCGGTGGGGTCTCGGAGAGATTCTGCCGGGGTTGGCCTGCATTCAATCAACTGTCAATTAAAGGAGAATTTCCATGACAGATAGTATCAAACGCGGCCTTGTCGCCGTTGGTGTTATGACCGTATCCGGCGCAGCGATGGCCGCTCTTCCTAC